GCACTCGCCATGGTGGTCGTGGGCATTGTCATTGTTCTGTGGCAGACCGGCATTGGCACAGCCATCCGCGTTGCCATCGGCTGGCTCCCCCGCTCCAAGGTCCGCGATGCCGACCTCGCAGTTGGTATGCTTGATCCCAACAACCCTGAGAATGCACGCGAGTATGTCGCCGCGCGACGTGCCTCAGACCCGGAGTTTGATGCTGCGTGGCGACGAATACAAAAGAAAGGTTCCTAATGCTTGCTGACTTCTCATCCGTCCTCGGTTCCCTGTGGTTCTCCCTACTCCTTGGATGCGTCGGCCTCGGTGCCGGCTGGTTCCTCCGTGGTAAGTATGGCTCTAAGTTTTAAGTGAAGTAACTACTTCACCCTCCACCTATACGGTGTGCCGCACACGCGGGGTTGCGCTTCGCGCCCCGCGTGTGCTGTCTTCACCCATTACCAGAAAGAACGCTATGCCCCCAGAAACCGAACGTCCGATCTACCCCACCAACTCAGGCAAGGAATCAATGGAGTGGCTTGCCTTCCATGGTCTTGCGCCCCGCAGTGTAGGCATCCGCTCCTCTGACTACCGCATGATGCGCTCTTGCCCGTTCACGTGGTACCTGTCCCGCCGGCTGGGACTAACCAAAGCTGACCGCTACAGCGCAGCTCTGTCCCGCGGTTCGTGGGCACACCTTGCCTTCGCCTCCCTCTGTCTACGCAAGGACACAGAGAAGGCACTCCAGATGTACGACAACGCCATTGACGCACGCATCCAAGAGATCATCAAGCACGGCAAATCTGTTGGCCGTAACTCCGACCTGATCCGTGAGATCTGTGAGCGCGAGGAGAAAGACGCACGTACTGCATGGGCTTGGTTCTGTGCAGCTACCGAGATTGTCTACGAAGACAGCGGCATGAACCTCAACAAGTGGATGTCGGGAATAAACATCGTCGCTCAGGAACCCACCATCCGACATGGTGATCGGGTCATCCAGCCTGACGCACTTATCACGTTCCCAATGAACCCCAAGATATTGTGGATCGTTGACTTCAAGACCACAAGTGTCAGTCCCTTTGACCGTTTGCAAGCATGCCCTATTGAGTTCCAGACTCAGCACTACTTCCAAACTATGCTGGATCTCAACCTCTCTGACTACAACTGTGAGTCGCTGGGTGGGGTCATTCATCTTGCCGTGCAGAAACCCACCATCGAGTTTGGAATGAAGGATCGTCCCTTCACCATGGATACCTCGCCGCTCAAGAGTGGTCCTCGTAAGGGTGAACCGCGTAATGAGAAGATATTTGTTGGTGACCCTGACCCAGCTATCTACCAGCAGCGATGCTACGAGTGGTATGCAGGTACTGGTGAGTATCTACATCTAGAGCCTGAGCGCCTGACAAATCCATGCGTGAACTTTTCTTATACAAGTGCACAACATCTTCTTGAAGATGACATGGTAAAGATGTACAATCGACGTCTTGCATTCTGTCGCAAGTACGCAGAGCTTGAACCGTACCCAGAAAACTTTGAGATGGGTGATCCAATCCAAGGAACCGGATCACCTTCTCAATACCTTCCATTCATGTTGACTTCACCTGGAGTGTGGCCCGACATCGTTCATCGCGAAGGGTTTGTGCAACGTGACCGCGACGACGCAATCATTGAAGGAGAAACAGTATGAGCGACGAGAAACGCAAGCACCCATTCACATGCTTCTACACCGAGATCCTTGAGAAGATCATTGCTCCCAAGATCATGGAAGTAGTCAGCATAGAACCCGCAACCAGCCGGAGTGATCTACTCCGCAAGTTCAATCAAAGATACAACTCACAAGTATCAACCACTACGTTCACCGATTGGTGCGACCAACTAGACGTAAGGTTTGAGACTGTTGTTAAGGTGAGTATCCCAGGCTATCGCGCTACACCGGCAACGCGTCAGCCCACCATCCCTGAGCAGGAGATAGAAGACGACTCGCCGGTTGTCTTCGACGAACCAAGACCAGACATCACTTCAAACTCGTTCCAAATGGGAGAACGAATGGTTCTTCCAGGCGGTGCAAAAGCACCCTCTTACTATCAAGATTAAGGCACCATCATGACGCATGCCCTCGCTACAGGAAAAACGATTGCTTCTAAATACCCTTCACTTGGCTCTTCGGTGGTCACTGGTCGCGTCCCTATTGGGCGCATGTTCGGTTTGGTTGTTGGCGAAGCAGGTAGTGGAAAGTCATTCTTGTTTCAATCAAACCCGAATGCGTTTATCATCAACTTGGACGAAACGCCGGCGGTATGCCCGACGAGTGAATCGACGATGTGGCCGGTGCCGGGACCGGATGGTCGCACCATTGGTGTGGATGGGAGTCCGATTGTAATGTCGTGGAAGCTAGTCGAAGAGAAGCAGAAGCAACTCATCGAACTAGCAGTTAAGAACCTGCCACGACCAGAGACCATTGTGATTGACACCCTTGGTGCAGCACTTCGTATGTTGCGACCACATATCGCCAGCCTGTACGGACGCGAGAAGTTTACTGACGTTGATGGCCGACTTGGTTGGGAGCGCCTGTTTGACACACTCATTGAGTTTGCAGTCACGCTACGCCGACACGGCTACGGCGTGTACTTCATTGCTCACTTGTCACGCAAGCACATCCCACTCAACGAGAACCAGCATGTAGAGGAATACAAGATCATCATCAGTGATGGCTTGTACGCCCGACTGTTCCCGATGTTTGACATTGTCATCCCCATCACCACCAACTGGGACACCGTTGAAGAGTCCCGTGTTGTTGAGAACAAGGTAGGCGAGCACGTCATCAAGCAGAACAAGATAACTAGCCGCCGTATCAGGCAGCACTTTGCCACATTCAGCAATCCGAAGTTCGAGGGTATTGCCAAGGTCCGAACTATGCAGCCAATGGAGACATTGAAGTTGCCATCAGAGAACGCTTGGCAAGAACTACAGGTTGCGTACAACGAGGCAAACGCGCCCCGCTAACGCGGAGGGCGCGTCCGCCTCTCCCACTATCGTTTGTTTGGTTTCATTTCCATTCCTATTTAGGAGCTTACTATGCCAGTTGACTCGAAAGTCAGAACGATGTTTTCCGCCCTCAACGACACCTTCAAGAGCGCACAAGCCGACTCCGGTCTAGGCGCACTTGGATGGTGGCCAGAAGAAGGCAACCATGATTGCTTGGTTACCGACGTGAACATGCAGGAGTCCCCATTCAAGCAGTCCGATGGCAGCACCTACCCCGGTGTTGAGATCCAGTTCTCCTACCAGCTCATTACTGACCCAGGTCAGCAGGAGCCACGCCGGTGGGTCGGCTCACCCTTCCGCATCCCAACGGACACCAGTGTCCTGACGGATCCAAAGGCTAAGATCCGCGCTGAGATCGAACTGCGCCGCCTCAAGGGACACCTGACCGTGTGCCTACGCCGTGAACCACAGGACATGGGTGTGGCTTTGGGAGAAATTTCCCATCGTCTGGAATCCACGGATTCTGTTGTAGCGGTTGTGGTTAAGTGCCAGTATGATCAAGCAGGCGGTAAGACCTACCGCAAGGAGTTCTTGCAGAAGGCACTCTCGACCTGATTTCCTATGCCCCACCAGCCGGTGAGGGGGTTACCCACAAGGTGCCCCCTCACCTCATAGGTGTTACGAGCCCCCGGAAGGGACTGGGTGTTGATGAGAATCCACCCAGTCCTTTTTATTACTAGCCATAGGATACTGGAATGCCATACGAATCGACCATCGTCTTGAATGTACCCGCGGACGGTACGTATTTCGATATCAAACAGCACATCAAAGAAACAACAATACAACACGGTATTGAGCCAGAAAAGTGGTCAATTACTGTAACTAGTGAACCTCATTGCTCATGGGGTTACGTCTCATATGTGCATCCGTTTTATGGCGCAATAGACATGGTCAATGCAAGTTGGTCGTTACGTTTCCCCAACTGCTCAATAGAGCGGATTCACCGGGTCACTCAGAAGAAGTTCTTTGAGGACATTGCCAACAACACGCGGAGTGGACTGATTGGAATTGGTATTGTCCACAACCTCGTTGAGCTAAGCAACAAGGGTGTATCCACCGCCGGCATGTTGGCTTGGATTAAAGACGTACGTTTTGATTGCAAGCTAATCAAGGAATGCCTCGAAGGAGTGCGAGGCTTACCGTATGAGCCTGGAAAAGACCACAACAATTACCCTTGAATCGGGCTGGGCACCCGGCAGGGGCGGTCGCTTGGAGACAAAGCGCCTGTACTTGAACGCAACCATCCCACGCCACTGGATGCCATCTAGGCACCGTAAACGGGGAATCAGCGAAGTCCTTGTAGTCCACTATCCCGACCACCCCCGCCACTGGTGGGCTGTTGTCCGCTACACCCTAGCAGCCAGCCACCCACCAGCGGGGGATCTGGTCGGACCGATGGAGGGAACCCCCTACCGAGTACGCAAGGCGGCCAACGTCTACACCCGAACGTGGGCAACCAGCACGGACATCCACATGTCCACCACCCTCAATCGCAATACGGTGTCCCAAATAGCCGAACTCACCACCCTCAACCCACTGTGGGTGGGCTCTCGATTCGTAGACCGCTGGGTCCACGGAGCCACCCGTTGGCACCCCGTACCAGCAGTCGTTGAATTGTGGATGCCACTCGGTTAACGCTTCGGCAGATTGCTCCACACATACCGAGCGTTCTGTTCAATCGGGAACGTAGTAGTACCCGTTGCGTTTGGAACACTAGCACTCATGATGTCCTGATACTGTTCCTTCAAATCCTTATCAATCGAATCAATAGTTCTACTTGACACACTCTCCTCACGAACACGCACGGCCTGTTTCATCTGCTGCTGCGTCACCGTGAGTGGCATTCCAAACTGCCTCTCGTAGTTAGCCTTGATCTGTCCAGCTTTTGCCATGTCATTGCCAAGTACAGATGCAATCCACTGCCGACGGATGTCACGCATCTGATCACGGTTTGACAACAAGAACTTGGTGACCTCAGTCTGGTTATTAAACCGGCCCATGTCGGTACCAATAGATCGTAAGATAATGTCTGCGCCCGAATACATACCAAGCATTCGTCCCTCTGCGTCATACATAGGGATGTTGCCCTCTGCATCAGGTGCACTCCAATCAGCAAACTTCTTCTGCAATCCAAGCGCCTGTAACGCTTCACTCTTTGGAGCACCACCAAGCGCACGACTCAACGCGACCCCACCAGGGATAAGGAGGGGAACGATGTCGCTCATTACTTCCTTGTCACCACCAGACATCACTGCCCGGACTCCCGAGTACATGGCTTCTGCAAATGGTGGGGTCGGCAGTACAAACTTCTTGTCCTTCTCTACATCAATCTCTGGTGCCCAGCCAACAGCAAGTCCACGCGACACGTCAGCATCGAACATGTTCTTGAACACCTCGTATCCAATTGCAGATACACCAAGCATTCGGGCTGCATCAACACCCATGACTCCGTACTTGTTCTTGATTTCCATACCAAGTACGTTGCGCTCACCACCAATCATCCCCGGCATAGCAATGATGTTGACTGCTGATCGAACCGGGAACTGAAGGAACTGTCTAATAGCGGGGTTCCGCAAGTAGTCGTTGTAGAACATCAACGGCCTATTAAGCGGACTGCTACCAAACTGCATCATCTCAACCGCTTGACGTGCATCCTGTTGCGCGCGATATGGATCCAGCCTATTACTGCGACCGCCGGCAAGCCAGCCTTCTTCAGCAGCGTTCAACACGGCGTTTGCAGTTGCAACACGGTTGACCATTTCAGTTGCTTGAAACGGCTTCATCACCAACTCAAAGATGCCACCGCTCGGCTGCGTCAACTGCGATCCGTATCCAGCCTTCTCAACTGAGTTCCATGCAGAACCAATATCAGCAATCTCACGAAGGTTTGTATTTACACCGCCAGTAAGAGTTCGCTTAAACGAACGATCCATTGCCGCTTCAATCTCTGCTGGAGACGCATTGCGTCCAAGCTTTGCACGTTCTCCTGAATAGTTGTACATCATCTCTATGGTCTGGCCATAGGCTCGTACTGTGTTCTTAAATCCCAGCTGATGCAAGTTGTGCAAGGGCTGTAACAGATTAGTAAGAGCAGTGTTGAGGTTCAGACCAATCGTTGAACCGTAGAAAAGCTTTGCAACACCGCTACCAAGTTCTGCACTACCTGTTGGTGATGATGCTCCATACCGACGCATACCACGAACAAACCGTTCTGAAACCCCACCAAGCTTCTCAACTGATTTGAACAAATCTGTGTTGGCTAGTTTCAAAGTCTGCGCACGGGTCCACTCCGACATGGCTACCGCTGCACCACTCTCCATAGAACGGTATCCCAGTAACGATGGAATCACATGCTTCTCCATGATGTTTGGCAAGTACGCATCCGCTCCGAGTTGTTCTCGAAGAGCAGACATTTCCGTACTAATCAAATCATGCAAGGACAACCCACCAGCTGGGAGACGAGATTGTGGCGCGTACTGTGGACGCGAAGACGCACGCATTCCCTTGACCATCCCGCCGGTGGGACCAGGGAAACGCACGTTTGTATTTGGACCACGGAAGTCTTGAAGAGCAGCAAGGACATTCTTGTCCGCCATTGGATTCTGCGAGAACATCACGACGTCTCGAGCAGCCGATCCAATGTACTTCTGAAGCGCAATATCAGGAGCCATCTTAAACACCTTGTAGTGTCCGTTGACATCCGCGCGCCTTTGGCTCAGTGTTCTTTCGCGAGCGGACTTGAGCATGTCCTTTAGTTCTGGAGTAGAACCAAACTCGTCAATCAAGAACTGCACGTCATCGGGATCCATCGGCGATGAATCGCGCACACGAAACTTAGTGCGGCCAGACGGCGTTACCTCTCTACCAAACCCTGTTTGAAACCCACCACCCTGTGGCGCATAGACGGAATCAGCAACCTCTACCTTGGTCCCACCAACATTCTTGTAGGTAACTGATGTGTTACGCGGCAAGTAGTGCGGGTCATTTACAAGGGTCTTGTAGGTGTTGACAATCAGTCTTTCCATCTGGTCCGCGGTTGCCCCGCGACCTGGAAACTTCTTGCCGTACTCAATGATTGCACCAGAAACCTCTGGCGACAACATGGAATTGATGGTCGTTGCTTCATCAAAGTTTAAGCGACCGTCTTTGCCAATGACACCCTGGTTCCGCAGATCATTGACCGCACCACGGGCAATACGAAGAATCTTGTTGTCATCAATCTCAAAACGACCGGTCTTCTTAAACAATCTGTCGTTGCCATACAGCTTGGCACGAACAGAGTTACGCATCTTGTTTGCGCCACGGATGAGATCCTTTAGTCCAAACTCATCAATATTGGCCTGCAACTTCCCAAGGTCGCCAATCAACTTCCCTCTACTGATTGTCTGATACTCAACGGTGGGGCCAGAATGCAACACACCATCACCACGGTTGCCGTCCTTTGAGTACACACTAAACGAGCGGTACTCGCCGGCGTGGCGCTGCGCCTCGGTTGATGTTGAGTAACTTGTTGCGCTTATGGCATCATCAATCTGGACATCACCGGCAGCATCCTTAGAGATCTTTAGGAAGTTTGCCTCGCCCTTAATGAGCGCTTTGTTGAGTTGCTTAAATGCCTTCTTGCCAACATTCAACCACTCACTTTGGTTCTTACCAGCAGCGTCTTTCCAACTAGTCAACACCTCATACGAGTTAGGCTTGAGTCCCGTCACATACTTAAACTCAGCAGCTTTGTCGTAACCAGAGAGTTTTGCATGGAGAGTTCCACGAATGCGTTTGAGGTCGTGCTCAACACTTGCATTTGGCGCCATATCTGGATCAAGACTAGTAACCTTAACACGATGCTTTGTGCTCAAAAGTTCAAGCACACTAGTAACACCAGGTGTTACATCCTTTGAGAAATTACGCTGAAGCCGCTGAAGCGAGTCAGGAATAGCCTCAAGCAACTTGTGCATTCGAGTTCCCTGCAACTCTTGCGATGCACTCAACCCACCAAAGAAGCGGAGCGCAGGCCATTGGGACTTTGCCCATTGACCAAAGCCAGCCTTCTCAACACCGCCCATAAACATGCGTCCGCTCTTGGCAAAGTTCTTGGTTGCCATAGCCCCACCAGCAACAAAGGCTAACCAAGTAAGCGGGTTGGCAAGGACATCAACAATAGTATCGGTGACTGCATTGTCACCCATACTCTTCTTCAATTGCGTTGTATAGGTCTCGCGCTCACGTGGCGACAGCGCCGAAGGATCTGTTAAAGTCCTTCGGACGCTATCGCTTGAGGCAATGCCATTCCCTAACTGCGTGAGAATGACAGCAGGCTTGTCGTAGATCCGAATCGGATCAAACATTCATGGCCTTTATTAGACAAATCGGTAGGTAATAAGAACTCCGCAAACCGTACTGTGGTTGGTTGCAACCGAGTTGTTGTTGAAGCCAACGTACACACCAGCTGGAATGGTTGGTGGCAAGTTGTCCGTAGTAGCAACGTCAATTGGGCACGTAACAGTTGTGCTTAGAACTGGAAGTGCTGAAGAAGTTGATGCAAGAACGTTAGCAAGCACAGTTGTAGGAACAACAGTTCCATCAACTGAACGGCCATCGTATGCAGCTGTGTAAGTAGCGGTAGCACCAACAGTACCGCTACCGCAAACAACCTTCATTGCAAGGATCTTGCAAGTAGCAGGAGTTTGCCATGCGCGAATACCACTCGTTGCACCTGCAAGAATAGTAATGCCAGCAGCTAGTGGGCTAAATGGAACATAAACGGTAATGTCCGTATTACGGAAATCTGTGGAAGCCATGAGTGCCATGTGAGTGTCCTTTAAGGAAGAAGATTACTTGAGTCGTGAGCGGAATCGAATCGTTACTGCAATGTGAGCGGTGTCAACGCCATCAGAGAACTTGGCAAGAATCCAATTGCCAGCAGGTACAAAGTTGTTTGCTGTGTTAATGGTTGGCTCGTACGTTCCAACAGTAGCAAGGCTAGTAACTGCAGTCTGCAATGACGTACCCGTGGTTGCTTGAGGAGTGGCGGCGTAGATAAGTTCAACATCTTCAGTAGCGTCAATAACTTGAACGCCAATGACAATGTCATCAACCACAATGCCAGTGCCGTTAGAAGCGCGTGGCTCAACATACATAATTGGCACACAATCAAGTGTAGCCGGAACGTCAGCATGATTCATGTTCAGGCTGATAAGCTGAAAGTAGTCGGGGTAGTGCTCGTTTGGAAGAATGTTTTCGCCAGCCATGTGTATCTCCTGTTGGGGTTAATCGTGGTTTTAATTGTACTGAGCGTTGGACATTCCAGCACCCAGTTCTTGCAAAAGATCGTTTCTTACAGACCCGCCAATGACAACTGCACCAGACGGAAGTGTCCGGCCAGCAGCAATTCTCATGTAAAGGTCAGGAGCCTCCGACTGAAGGCGCATCAAATTCTGGTCAATACTGTTTTGAATGTGGAGTTTGTTCTCCCGATTCTGCATCATCTGAAGAGCGTCACGGTGGGCCTGTTGTTCAAGATCAGCCCTTGAACGAGCCTCTTCTTCGGCATAGTCATTCCGATACTTCTTGATTGCACCCAAGCCAACACCAGCAAAAGCACCGCCAAGCAGCGCCCCAAGCATCCCAAGCGGACCGCCGGCCTTACTCTGCATAACGCGTTTGCCAACAAGACCAGCGGTGTACGAGGGTCCTTCACCGGCTGCATATGAAAGTGACATCTTTCCTGGATGTCGACGCAATGGAATCATGCGACCGTCAGGCAATTTAATCTGTGGCGACGAACCAGACAGAGTAATGTCTGGATGAAGCGGATATGGAGGTTTAACAACAGGAGGAGCGGGTTCGGGCTCCTGCGGAAGCGGTTTGAACTTTAAACCCTGCAGTTCAGGAACACCGTTTTTAGATTTAGTGCCCTTTGTTTTTTTAACCCTTTCCTTTTTGATTTCAGGATTAGGATTCTTTGGAAACATTTTGCGTCGAGCAGCCAGTTTTCTTTTGGCTGATTGAACGTTTCTATCGTCAGGCGGATTAGTGGTTTGTTGGTCTTCCAAATTAACCCCTATCGCTATTGATGATGGACATGATCTCAGCCGGTGAAAGGGTGCGCTCTGATTGCAACTGCGCGAGTCGAGCGGTATCCCCACCAATCAGGCCGGCAAGTTGGGAAGAATTACCAAAGTTGGAACCGCGGTACATCTTCTCGTCCAAGTTGTTTCCTGCGTAGCCAAGGTTGCGAGCGCTGCTTAATTCTGATTGCTCAGCAAGCAAATCACCCATACGCGGTTCTTCTTCCATAAGACCAGCCATGCCACCCATGCCACCACCCATGTCGCCCATCTCACCGCCACCACCTTCAAGTTCATCTTGAATCTTCTTTTGGGTCAACATGCTGTTACGCATTTGCTCTTCTTCACTTCCACTAGCCAAACGATCAACAATCATTGGGATCAAAGTAAACGCAAGAGCAAGCGGAATGTTGCCAGCCATTGTCCTCATAAACCCAGGAGCAGCCGCGGCACCAGCACCACCCGCAGCAGTTTTACCACCAGCACCAAACAGCAAATTCATTCCCCTCCTAAGCAATCCCGGCTTGCCATCAACAGTAGGCTTTGGTGTTGCTTTTGCTTTTGCCCTTGAAGTAGATCGTCGGCCACTACTACGACGAGTACGGGCCTTCTTTGGAAGCGGATTATCTTCAGCAGTAGTTGCAGCTTTTGCAGTCCTTCCCTTTGTCTTCCTTGGCTTCTTCTTTGTGCCATCAAGACTGTCAAAGTTCAAAGCACTCTCTGTAGTTTCAGAAGGAGGATCCGGTACTAAACCTATTGTTCCGGCTGCCTCAGCTCCTCGAATTAAATCTTCCATTTTCATTTGTAAAACTCCACTGTGTTAGATGGATCAATCAAAGTTGACATTGCAGCTGGAACAAACACACCAACAGTGCAATCCCACTTATCGTCCTGTTTGATAATCATAAATGCTGAATTAACTTGCGACCAAATTGGATCGTCCCGAAGACTCCACAACCAGCCACGTATTGCCTTGTGAGTTGGCTTGCTCGTTGACCACCTCCGGCTGGTGGTTCCACAATCGTAAAACATCAGGTCATTATCAAGCGCAAGACCAATGCAATCTTCAGCGTCCTTGTTGACAATAGCAACTCCATATTGAGTTACGGAGTCAAACGCTAATCGGACTGCTTCTTTCCAGAGGTTCATGGCGCTCGCTTGGTCATGTTTGATTCAGCTTCTTTAATCAAGTCTGCGTATGAACGGGAACTTGGATTATCGTATAGATCTTGTAGACGCTGTTTTTCTGATTCAATCTCTGCAATCTTGCCGGTGTGGCCAGCAAGAAGCTTCTCTATATCCTTGGGAGACATCTTTACACCATTAAACTCTTGGTCACCAAGATTCTCAGAACGCATGATCTCATCAATGAGGTCTTCGTCGTTGGACATTCCACCGTAAACGCCAGTGCGCTTGCCCATCTTGTCCATACGAGAAACTTCTTTAAGCAAGTCATCGCGATCAATTGATTGGTTGTTTCCAAGAGCCATATCTAACTTGCGAACGATTCGTGCCATTGCATCAATATCATTGTCCGGCATAGCAGCAGCAATCATTCTGCTCTTGGTAGCAAGACCACGGAAGTACTGAAGCGTGGCAGACATTGCCTTGGTTTGAATGGTTTCGCGACCACCATTGGCATTAAGCGCCTCCCTGCGTTGCGCTTCTAACTTCATAATTCCGTCAGTATTTTTACTGGGATCTGTACCATCAATTTGAGCAGAAATATTTAATAGAGTGTGCTTAATGACTTCACTTGGAACACCAAACTGAGATAAAGCCTGAGCAATATCTAGTTTAGACATTGCAACTTCATTTCCTTGAGCATCTCGTTGGGGAGTCAATTGCTGTTGAATAAAAGTATCAAGATCAGCTGGTGCAATTTTTCCACCGGTTGCATTTGAGATTGCAGCAGCAACATGCTTTGCCAGAGTTGCGTTTACTTCGTGGGTAATCCCATCTGAATCAATTTGCATGTCCTCGTCTGGACTAGTAATACCAGCACCAAAGGTGTTGGCTATTTCTCGCAAGTTTGGATTTTCGCCAAAGAACATGTCTTTAACCCCACCAAGAAGTGGGGAATTAACTATGGCTTCTGATGGCTTTAGGAATTGATATCCGTGGGTTATACCAGCGTCATCAATGTAACCAGTTTCGCCTTCACTTTTTTGTGTAATACCTTTAAGAGTGGCTGCGTTTTCTTTTCCGCGGCGAATGAATTGATCGTGGATATTCCGTAATGCGTCATCCGAAGCACGACCAGCAGCATCGCGAGATGTCTTGTTCATCTCTTGAAGTTGCTGTTGGGTTTGCTTTGCGTGCTCAAGAATGGTCTTGATCTCAGACATACGCTTGCCGGCCAAAAGCTTTGCCGTGCCAATATCTCCCGACAGGTCAGAAGCCTTCTTGCGTTGGGCTACAATCATAGGAGCAAGCCTCTCGCGCTCGGCAGCATTTGCTTGAGCAAACTTCAACTCAAGGATCTTGTTCTGCGCGTTTACACGGAAAAGATCATCCTGAAGCTTTCGAGTGTTCTCATCACTCCTATCTCTAGACGCAATGTTTAACTTGTCGCTTTCCTTTTTTGCATCAATTTCACTCTTGGAAACTGATTCACGCGAAGCAATTTCTGCACGACCAAGTTCCGTCTGTTCTTTAGACTGCGCTATATTTGCTTCTCGATTAGCAGCAGAATCAATAAGATCGTTGGCATTCTTCTGCCTGTTGTTAAGCAAGCCAGCGTAGCCAAGTCCAACATTTGCAGCATTTGGATCGCCCATTTGAAACTGCTGCATAGCAGGGGCGCTACCTTGTGAAACGGCTGATACGGGTTGAATTGCCATGTGTTTCCTTTATGCGTATCCGCCAAAACGATTACCACGTCGTCCTTGACCAAGAAGGCCCTGCATACGACCACCAAATCGCTCACTTGTTTCGCTTCCGGGCCGCATGTTCTGCGCGTTCATCATTGCAAGAATTGTGTCTGCAAGTTGCGGAGCGCCATACGGATTTTCTTGAATGATTGCAAGTTGAGTACGGTCATTGTTTGTCTGCGCTTGCATTGCCGCAGCCAACGCACTGTTACTCAAACTGCCATTGAACTGTGACTGCTGCTGCATCATTTGGTAACCAGCCATCAATGCACGCTGGTTGTCCTGACTCGCTTGCATCCCCAGCCCACCAGCAATGGAAGCACCCTGTTGTGCCAATGAGCCAAGGGTAGATCCCATAGTCATCTGAGATTGACCAAGGTTTGTTCTTGCGGCAAGCAAAGAGTTGGCTGCTTCTGAATCAGCATTAGCCGCATACGATGCAGTCTGTTGACGCATCGTGTTGTTTAGGTTGTCCATTGCAGCTTGCTTGTCATCAGGACTCATGTTTGGGTCCGATTGAATTTGCTGCTTGGCAGATGCAAACTGGCTTTGAATGCCGGAGACCCCGCCGGCAACTGTGTCCTTGCGGAAGAAGTCCTGGTGTTCAATTGCGTTTGCTTGAGTATCAACACCCCTCTGCATATCGGCGCGCGCGTTGGTGTTAGAGGCATTGATTGATTGGCGTGCACGGTCGTACACAGCATTTGACTGCCGGCCTTGATCACGCAATTCGTTCAAGCCGTCTTGTGCAATTTGATTGCCTTGTTGAGCATTCTGATTTGCCATGCCAACCCCACCATAGCCCATTGCTGTGCCCTGTTGAACGCTGTTGCTCAAGTTAGCAAGGTCGCCTCGCTGGCTACCCATGGCGTTATCCATGTTCTCGTAGTCGCGTGCGTAACCTTCACTCAAGAAATCGCCAGCAGCAATACCGCTTCCACCACGTTGTGGTCTGCCGTTCATCATGTTCATAAACTGTTGACGTGCATATGAGTCACTTGCACTTGCCATGCCATAAAGAGCACCAGGTCCATGCGGACTACCACTTGCACTTACACCGCGACCAACTCCCATAATGCGGCTTAGATCATTACCCCCAACAGAGTTGTCGCTATTGCGGTTCATCATCGGGATGTTTCCACCACGCGAACCACCAAACATGCTGCTCATGCTGCCGCCATGCGTTTGCATTGGTGGGTTCATTCCAGGAGGCATCTGCCCGTGTGGGTTAACGTATCCCTGCCGAAGCGAGCCATCTGGATTACGCATCCGAGAGCGACCAACACCACCAAACTGACCAGGGCCAGTTCCGCGACCAGGAGTTCCACGGCCAGAAGGATTGCTTGAATCAAAGTTTCCAAATGGGCTAGGCATAGTTATTTGTGTTCCTTTCGGTGTCAAGGATACGTCCCTTTATACTCAGGGCAAGTAGCCTAAATGTCTGACCTACAACAAATGCTGCAAATTCAACACTCCACTGTGGACCAAGCACCATAGACGATGCGGTACCGGTGACCTTGGTTTGATTCCAGGCCGCATGGATAGGTGACGTTCCGTTGACAATTGTCTTCTTGGTGTCATCCGTTGACGGGTTGTACGAATAGCCCTTGAGGTACACGGTGTCTTCCTCACCCCGGTAGAGGTTGGCAAACCACCGGGAGAACTGGTTGTACCCAATAGCCGAGTCAACCGCGCCCGAGTACTCGTACCCGCTAATAAGCGCGCCAACAGAAGACACTTGCTTTGAGTTCATAAACATGCCAGCATCTGTTCCACCAGGAAGGATGGCTGTCTGCACCTTTACTACAACCGGATTGATAGCAATCAGTACGGTTGGCGAACTTGCATAGAACGGGGTTGCTGCTGGTGGGTCTATTTCATCATCAACTAATACAGCTTGTACACGTTCAAATCCACCAAGAGCACTCAGCAAACTAACAATCCTAAATGTGTACTGATAAAAATCAGTATTAGATGTAGAAGATGCTCTTGACGCAGTACTACCAACAATCTTGATGTACGCACCAATAATGGTGTAATCAGGAGTCCAATCATTTGTACGTGTTGCCCAAGTAAACGTGTAATATCCACCACTTTCAGTAATTGTTGCTAATACGCAACGATCACAAGCTCCATCAATCAGTCCGTAATGCACACCCTCATAAGTATTAAATGCACTAGGAGTTTTTACACGATCAAGTGGATCTTCTGCCGGCATCATCAATCGCGCTCGATAAGAACCATTAGCAGCATTATTGATAATTGCTGTTTGTGACAACAAGAACAATGCAGTGTCTTCCAGCGGGCCACCAGCGATTTTTGCAAACAATCCGCGTGTGCATTTAACAAACGGCATGTGATGCAATTCACTGCACGTTCCGCTAGAGAACCACATAATAGCAGTCTTATTCTTCACCGGATTGTGGATGTAAAGGGCAGTAGTCCGCGGATCAAACGCCATTGAAATGCGACTTAAATCGTCTGCCCAATCAATGGACAATAGCCAGTCAACCGCTCCAACCTCATCCAACCGACCATCCGCATACACAACCCGCAGACCCTGGTGGGTCACGTAGTAAACCATCGGCCCTACATTGGCAAGCGCATACGGACTTGTAATGCCGTATCCATTGTGCGCGCCCATGACGCGAACAAACGCGCCCTCGCGCATGATGAAGTACACCTGATTGCCTGAGAACCCAAGAAGGATCTGGCCGCACTGCTGAAACGCAATTGGACTATCGCCAAAGATGTCAGGTGTCCATCGACCCTTTGGCGCAAACAGTTCATAGGAACCATCTGATGCACTTGAGTATCGAATCTCTCCAACCGACTGCATCTGATCTTCTTTATTAGAAACCTGACCAGACGTATTAGAAAGAAACAACTGACTCTGATACGCCGCAGATGCCCCACCAAAGGGAACCGCACTCAAGAAAGATGGACGGTCTTGGAAGGTGTCTTGCATCACCAACTGACGGTCATCCTTCTGCACCGCGTATCCCCACTTTACTACAGTGGCTGGAAGTGATGGGCTTGTCCATGTAGGAGCAGCAGGTGAAGGACTAAGTACATATTCAGATGCAAGGAATGTTGCTTCAAGCTGAAGGATGCCAGCAGTAAATACACCAGCTGCATTCGTGTTTCGTACTGTGCGCCAGATCTTTACCGTGTCGTATTTGGCAGTATCAACAATTCCAACAACACTAAACTTGCGAGTTGGTATTGCAGTTGTAGACGCAAATGTAACCGGAATAGAATCACTTAACTGTGATCGCCGGCCACTCAACGAATCTTCAAACTGCACCGCAAACGCGTAGTCACCAGCCTTTTGACTAATAGCAGTACCCCAACGAGTTGAGTTGTCCGCCCATTTGGTAGGCGATGTACCTGCACTTGAGTACACAATAAACGAGCCAACGGGGTAGGGACTTGTAGCGGGATTTGGAAGCAGAGTATTTGATGGACTGTACGCACCACTTACAATCGTGGACACATACGAACCCACTGGCTTAACACCTGGACCAGCGTTTACAGATACAACACTACCGGTAGGAAACGTCACCGCGCGGGGATTTAAACCGCGGATACAAACGTACACCACACGCGGTGTAGGTGTCACGCTGATGGCGTAATCCGTAAATGAAATACCAAGCTTTGTTGCATCACCGGAGTCGCCATCTACAAGAACTTTATAGAAGTAACTACCGCCACCATCAGTCCTGTACCCCTCCATAAGCAAATCGCGTGTAGTTGTTTTTGGACGCTGCGCTAGATAAACCACTCCGTAACAGTAATGGTCTGATCCAATACGAGCACTAAATGTCCAGAAGTCTAAAACCTCTGCTCTAAACGTATCCGTTTTGTATGGATTGTCTTCGCCAATAAAACTTGCGTTTGGAATCTCGTCATATCGAAATACCCACGCTTGTTTGAAACCGGGATGCGGAACTATTGCGCCTTGGTTTGTGCCGTCAACTCCTACTAGTTCCCAAATAGGACTAGTGGTAGCGCCACCCTTCCAGACATCTTTGCTCTGGGAGGCTTTGTTCAGCGGGAGTGGCCAAGTGATTTCCTGCATTGGCTACATCTTACGGTGTAACCGGCCATTTACCCGCAGGGCATTTGGCATCCGGCATCTTTCCTTTTACCGTCAATTCCGACCGCGGATTCTTTCCGCACCCACACGCTTTGCAGTACCCCACCAGCGGTGAGGGTTGGGGGTCAAGGCTGTCACAGGACATGCACGCCTCAATGCGCGCCTCGTATTCACCCTGATCTAACTCCTTGGTAATCCGGCTAATCTCAGCCTTCATCCAAGACGCCGCCTTGTTCACAATCGTGGGCGGCCGGACGCGTACTGGCTGAGCTGGTCGCGCCTGACGGGACGCACAGGTGACGCACTGGTTGAGATCCAGCCCCAGCGTGCATGCCGGCGTAGACCCCTCAAGACCCCACCGAAGGCAGTCCACGGACTCAATAATCTTTCCATCTACTTTGATCTTCATGTCACGGTTGGTACGGTTACGCAAGGGAAATCATCAAAGTACGCCGGGTCTTTAATCATCGTAAAGTCGCTACCAGAAATAACAGATATCTTTTCAAATGTTGGATCTGAATCTGGGTCAGATATAAATGCAGAGAAGATCTGACCAAATGGTTGTCCCGTGCAATAGCAAGTTCCAGACTCTTCAACAAGACCTGAATAGTTAAAAGCAGAAAGACTAACTTGAAGACCTACTTTGTATATATAGGCAACATAGAAAGTAGCAGTCTTGTTACCGTTACTGTAAATTGGAGGTCCCCAACTAGTAACATTATCCAAACACGCTGGGCATGAAGTAAAATCAAGGTTTACACATGCTTGTCCAATCCATGCGTTAGAGCTGCCAGTAGCTACAAACGTAGTTGCGCCGAGATCAGTTGAACTACCAAGTACATCATTTATCTTTGTTGCTAGAGCTTCGGATGTACCACCAATAATGCCAGCAAAAACGCAGTTGTCTACAGTGACATACATTCCGTTACTAAAGGTAACCCAGCCAGTTCCATCACCAAGTGTGTAGGCGCAACTTCTTGTAATTGTAAAGCCAACTGTGTAAATCAATTCTTCTTCAAGAGCTCCGTAAAGATTGGCTGCTAAAGATATAAATCCTGTTGCTTTAGGTCCTGTGGGACTAAGTGTAAAACAAGGATCATCTACTCCGCTATCAGGATTACATTGATTAGTTGCGCCACCAAGCTGATCACTTATGCTTGAGTAAAGTTGTCCAGGATCTGGTTGAGGTCCCGTATACAGACACTCTTCACAAGTAAATTGATCTGGCTGGCACTCTGTAACCTCTCGAATAAACGTAGGCCATACACCTATGTGCCATGCAGATGAAAAACTTCCTATTGAAACACTGCACGTATCAAACGGAGTACAACCAGTTGCGTATACGCCTGTCAAACTAAACGCAACAGTGAGTGTTGAATTGCAAGTAAAGCCACCAGTCCAAACTTCTGGACCCCAGTACTTGATTGAATCAATTAAATTAGGACACAGGTCTGTGCACGGAAGAGCTGGATCTTTAAGAACTATGCTGTCAAGTGATCCAATATTGTGAGTTAGAGTTGGCGTTGAACTGCATGAAGCTTGAAACGTAAAACCGCTTACAAGGTAGTAGCACCCGCCGGCAACCATAAAGTAACAGTAGTCTGGATCAAGCACCTTGGGCAATCCAATGCTGTCACGGTACTCATCGCAAAATGTAATGCCGCCAGCGCATGTGCCAATTTCGCCAATACAATCATATGTGCACGGAGCAGATGTACTGCACTTTGCAGCCGACCACACCTTAACCAGTGTGCCATCACAACAACACTTGTTTGCCAGAATAAGACTCATGGTGGTGGGGCTGGGCAATTACCAGATATTGGATTGTTAGCAGTAAACCAGTACTTGGTGCCCCACTTAAACACCTGAACAATGACTCCAGTTGGAACAGCATTAACTTTGAAATCATCGTAATCAGTCAAGTCCATTTGGCTTCCATCAACAGTTGATGGCTCGCCATAGGTCAAAGTACTTGTGTTGGCTGTCTCAAGAAAGTTGTAACAGGTAACACTACCCACGTCATTCTCAAAGAACGGCCAAGTTGCCTTTGTCTTTTGCAACGCTGCCGTGTATTCCCAATAGCCATTTGCCGCCTGAATAGCTGCACCGGTAATCTTGTACACACCAACAGCCTGTCGAGTAAATGCAGTTACGCGGCCAAACCCATCAACCGTAACATCTGACACCAGCCCAATATCAGTTGGTGGTGTCACGGTAATTACTTTTAGCTGAAGGGAACTTCCGCCTAGCAATCCAAACGAATCAGTGCTGTCGTAATTCAGGCTTGCAACCTGATTGTTAGACATGCTTCCGCCCGGAGTAACTACTACCGGAAGAGTTGCACTCAAACTTCCAGTAGACGCACCGGTTGAGTAAGTAACTTCAACAACTCCATCGCCAGCATCAGTTACTTCGCCGTCTGGGAAGTTAAAGAAGATTTGACTGACTGGATCAACAATGACTTCATTACTACTGATGTCGTAGAACTTGCATGAGATTGGATCCGAGCCGCCACCAGTAGTGTTAGTAGTATTTGAATTATTAAATACTTCCCCGTTACCACCAGTTCCGCCACCAATAAAGATATTGGTTGGATTGAACCCACCAACTGGTGGTCCTGGAATCCAGGGAATTAAGAAGTTAGTTGACGGAACCGTTGGGTACGCAATGTTAAATGATGTGGGACTAGAGCCACCCGACGACCAACCTACCTGGGTGCCACCAAACAGATTACGAAGTAGCCATTGATTTGGCGTGTTTGGGTAGTTGCCCTCGTTATCCGTGATGTCTTTATCTTGCCCAGGAATAGGCATCAGATGTTTCTCCAGTCGTTCAACTTGTTGTCCGCAGTGCTGCGCTCGAAGTACTTCGGCACGCGCATCTGCTGGCTACTGAAGTGATCCATGCACGTCTTCATTGCGTCCTTGTACTGTAACTGAAGCAATTGGAACTGCGACATTGGAATCTTCTTGTACGTCCCAAGCTTCATAGCCCCACCAACAGCTACGGCTTCATAGAGGGATTCAAGGCCAAATGGCGCGTACTCAACCGTTACCGTGCCGGCAGACGCATAGGTAAACGGTAGGCGAACGGTTGTCTTCCAATACGTGTTGTCCTTGGTCCAAGCAGAAACAATGCGTTCTTCAATAATGCCGGTAGTAGTCAAGATACGAACCGTGCTACCAAGATAGGCATTATCACGGCGATCAATGACACCAACAGTTGGCGATGTTGACAAGGGAATTGTGATGATTCCTTTGTCTGTAGCACACGTCAAACCGCTAACACTTCCAGCAGTTGTACTAATTGCATCACCACCAGAAGTTGCTGACAGCGTAAATGTTGTAGTTCCGTTGGTTGCAATAACGTAATACTTTGTACCGGTTGTGTATCCGGTAATGATGCCAGTTCCGCCATTTGTACCAGTGATAGTAATGTCTTGACCAACTACAATTGTTGTTGCAGTGGTGCAGGTAAATGCACCACTGCTTCCAATAGTTGCTAGTACTGGTGGGCCAACAAGAGTTGCCGGCGTAATGAATGGCATGATCTCACCATTGTGCATGAACTGCAATTCAATGTCATCGTAGTCCTGGTCAGGTGTTGGATTGAAGACAATCATGTTGCCTTCTACCTTCCAGTTTGGACCACGATAGTGATACTCGGTACGTGGCATTGCCTCGCGGCTAACGTACTTGTCATCGTTGCGGATAGCCATACGCCACACCTCGCCAACACATGGTGGGAGTGCGTAGTACTGTGTTCCCTGTGTAAGAGGAAATGGAATCCACACGCTAATTGGATTTGTTAGAGAGTTGTTGATGCGCGATGACACCGATGCAAACATCGGGCTAATGACGTGCTTTACGAGGAAGTTGTCGTCGTACTTGGCATCAATAGATGGATCATCAAGATACGCACGGGTGCGATCTAGGACTGTTTGGATAAATCCACCTGTTGCGTCCATTAGTGTCTACCTGCCATTTGGCGAAGAGTTTCACAAGTCCGTGCATACGACGCGCCGCCTCTAGCAGCACCAATCCAAGGCGTTTTACCAGTAGCAATATTACGAGCCTCAACATCATTTCCCTGCTTGTGAAGCATCTTAATTGCTTCCTTCTTTTGCAGCTCGTTTTCCTCATACTCATGCTTGCGCTGGCTCACGCCCAAACGCATTTTGTCCTTCATAGCACGCACCGTATCGTCAACCGGCGAACACCGCGCACGCAACTCCGATGCCGACATCCAACCACCCCGATCCGGTGGGGTATCAAAGCACTCTAGTTCCAAGCACACGTCCGGCTTAAACAGCCACTTGGCAAACACGTAGTTGCCCGTGCGCTTGTGGTGGTACATGAACAACTCAGGAATACCGGTCACACGACGCGCAAAGCGGATCCAATCGCCATCGGGCATGATCTCATGATCTTCATACATGGCAAGGCCGGCACACGCAGCCTCGTACTTAGCATCAAATGTGATCTCAATATCCATTAGCAGTTCCACGCCCGAAGGCTTTTATTGATGCGGGAGTTTGGATCGTTTGCAGTCTTGGCGCTCGTCAACTTCTTCTTCATGCCGCTCATGCGCGCGCAGAACGACTTCTTGCGCGAACCGCCTTCGGGCTGGGGACGCTTTAGGTTGCCGCCAGTGGCGCTGTTGTATGCCTTCCGACCCAATTCACTCAGGCCGCCAAGCGGGTTCTTGTGCTTTGACTTGAATTGGAAGGACTTCTTTGCCATTTAATAACGAGGTTTCTTCTTAGTTGCTTTTCTCTTAAAGTCTTTTGCAAGACTATCGGATTGTTTGTCTATTGCCATGAGTTGACGCAATCTGGCTTTTTCAGACTCTAGTCTGCTAAGAGCAGGAACTCCAGCGCGAAGCTTGTCGGCTTCAATTTCACCTTGTTGGTTGTAAAGCGCTTCTTGGTTAAGCATTATCTGCTTTAACTTAATTCGCATTGATGGCGTTAGCTTGTCCATGGTTATCGAATTCCGTGACCAAACCCTGCTGGAAGTCCAGTTGGTTTGTATGGAGCGTAAGTACCTGTAGAAGTACTAGGAGCAGCACCGTATCGACCGGGTGCTGTTAGTGTTCCTGGCTTTTTCTTTTTCTTTGCGTTTTGCATCACGCCCATATTTCCACCGCCTGGCATACTCATAAGTGGGTTGTTCATGTTTTTATCTTATTTCAGGGTCAGTAGGTACTTTGTGTGTTGAACAAGACCAAGCATTTCGTCGCGGATGTTGAGCAATGCGGTTTCTTTAGGACTAAAATCCGTTGGAACTTCATTGCGAAGAGTGTCTTCGAGATCATCAAGAACGTCTTCAATGTCATCATCAATAACAATTGTTTTGATTTTGGAGAGAGGCTCACGACCCTTTACACCAATAAACGTTTCAACAAATGTGTCAATTAAACCGTCTAGGCCCTCGTATGCCTTACCAAGCGCTTTGTGTTGGGCATAAGACGTAGTAAGCCAATGCTGCATACGGATAGACAGTTGAGCTTCAAGAATTTTTTCAATGCATGACATGTAGGCATTATAAGCGGCAGGCCAAAAACACAGCCACCAAGATCCGAAAATCCTGGTGGCTGGAGGTTTCCCCACTGGTGTGGCAGTGGGTGCTCTGAGAGGCTTACTCGCCGTACTGACGGTCAGTAGTCACGTTAGTCAGCTTCATACCGGCAGGCTGATCTGGGACCAACTGCATACGCAGCATTCCCGGCATCTGCATGCCTTCGGTAACGAGCGTGCTGTTGCCAGACACGCGCTGAATTGGAACCTTTACGTCTGCATAGCCCAAGGACGGTCCAACGAACTCGAACGGAATAAACGATTCCGCCTTGTCGAACTTCTGGGTGCCCTTTGGCGATGGTGGGACGTACTTCTTCCAGTTCGTTCCGCCCTTACGGATGCCGTAAACGGTGCCGTCCTCAATGTAATTCGAGGTGTAGCCCGTGTACGTGCGACCGTCAAAGGAGAACTTGAAGCCTTCCTGTGAACCTTCGTTCTGGAGACTTGAGAGGCGGTTGGTGCGATCCAGCATGTACTGGCCGATCTTCTGCGACTCGTAGTTCAGCCAAACGCCATCGGACGCAATAAGCGTATCGATGTACTGGCCGTACTTCTCCTTAGCACGATGGAATCCGCGGAGGTACTGACGCATCTTGTGCTCAGTCAACGTGCCAACGCTGGACTTCATGTACGAACGGAACTCAGGATGGACGTTAACGTCAATCTGATTACCCGTATCACGATCATTACCAAGCAAGTACTGACTTGCGTCAGATGCGCCGCTTGCTCCCGAACGAAGCCAACTATTGATGCCGGCAAAACCATAGCCGGTACCAGTGGTTGCAGATCCGTTGTTGAGCGTACGAGCGTTGGCAAAGTAAACGTAGTTGGTAGTACCAGCAGTCAACGAAATGGCAGAACCAAATGCAATCGTTACATAGTTGGTAACTTCATCAACAGCAGCAACCCACGCCGAAATACGAGTGGTAGGTCCTTGTGCAGCAGCAGTAGACTGCGAATCGTTCTTACGAATCTGAGTACTGCTTGCATCAAACACATCGACGCGCATGCCAAGTGCATAACGGTCAATGTTCTTTTCATTGGCATAGAACTTGATTGCAGTAATAGATGACACTACACCAGAAGTACCAGCAGCCGTAAATGTTGGCGTTGCCGACGAAAGGAAGTCGGTTGAGTATAACGCGGTACCAGTGGTGAACGTAATGGAACCAACTTGGTAAGCGTTGTTCTCAGCCAAATACCAGTAGTTGCACAGGGTATGTGCAATCAGACGGGCATGACCTTCCAGCTTTGGTCCAATGACTTCGCCAATGAAGGCTGGTGTGGCTTCCGCTGTCATTTCGCCAAGCGACATGTACAGGTTGGAAACCATTGCCTTCATACCAACGCCAAGACGGAATGGACGAGCCATAACTCCGTCAGTTGCGTCAGGCCAGGTATTGGTGTTGGTCTGCTGTTGCAGCTTTGCACCAATGTCGCTGACGGTCTTATCACCGTAGAGAACAAAGTTGTCACGGTTGTCAGCCATGTCGAGCACGCCGGCCATCGAACCCATGTAGATCTTGAGGATCTTGAGGTCGCGTCCAATCATGCTCGCAGGACCAACACCTTGGTTAGTGACAAAGGTGTCACGCCAAGCGGGATCAAGGGCAGGCAAGAACACTTCGATGTTCTTGTTGAGGATTTCCTGGATCCGGCTTGACTGCTTGTCAAACAGAGATCCAGTACTAGAGAACTGTGCAGGCATTTTAATCCGCCTCCTTGGCGGTTAGTTGGTTAGTTATGCTTTGGATTCCCCACCAGCGGAGGTTTCCACAGCCAAACGAGAGAGAGTGTCCGTATTCCATGCTCGAACATTCGTATCAATATCGCCACGTTCCATGCCCTTCTTAAACTCGGGCACCGCAACCGGTGGCTTTGCAGCAAGTGTGTCCATCTCCGTAACTGTTTCCGGTGTCCGACCAATTTGGTCAAAGTCACCGATGACTGTCGAATAAGACTTTGCTACATCCATAGCAGCTCGCGCTGCCTCTTCTTGAATCCAGTCTTCGCTGAAAGTGCCACCAGACTTGTCTCGGCGTTCGTAGAGCCGATCCATGGTTGCTTTGCGAATCTGGTCCTGAATTGCCTGGTAGGCACCCGTGGCATGTTCGCGTCCACGTGTCTTATCCAGACCTGTCAACATCTTCCCAATGTCTGAGTTACTGTCAATAGCCCCAGCAACTCCTTTTTCCATTTCTTGTTGCATTAAACGAAGCCGCATCTGGCGGGTTTCCGTTGCCAACTTGTCGTATCGTGGGTCGTTTTCCATTCGTTGTGCCTTGTTTCCTTGTGTGTTTTCTTCAACTTCTTCTTCTGGTTCATCATCAGTCTGCGACTGCGACTGGTTCCAGTCTCTTACGTATTCCTTGACCTCATCGTCATTGAATCCGGCTCCCTCAAGCATCTTGGATGCAGCCGAAGCAATCTCATGTTGTTCGCCCTCTCGACGAAGAAACTGAGTAGCAGAATCACGAAACTCACGAAGGTTCCTTACTTCGTCATGTAACCCACCAGCCTGATGGATTGCATCAATCAATCGTTGTACTGGAATCAAATCTCCATCCACTTCCACAAGAGTGTTGAGGTTCCGTACAACCTGTTCGTCTCCGGCATCGTTTTCATCAGCCATTTACATGTTTCCCTGCGGTTGAGCTGGCTCTGGTTGTCCCGGTTGACCAGCCACGTTGGCCATGTCATCTGGGTTTGGGACCATTGCCGGCAGTGTCTGTCCCATAAATCCAATTAATGATTCACGATATGCCTTAAACGCATCCTGCACCTGAACACTTGCAACTGACATAATTGGGTTTGCCATAAAAGCACCCAGTACTCTCAATTGAATATCAGGTCGCGTTGTGTGCGGAGTAATAACAATCTGTTGCGTCTGCGATCCATCTCCAAACAGGAGCAGAATGTTTCGCACAACGCTTTCATATGCACTCTTCTCTTCTTCCATCCAGATAGCAAGGTCTAAACCTTCCTTCATAGCAAACAACTTGAGGCCATCTGGGTCAGTAAGCCCCGCCTGAAGCATAGAAAGCGCTTCTTGCTTGCGAACAACCTCACTCTTTGGTGATGTGTCCTGCACAGTAAAGGCAATCTGACTGAAGTTAGGCAGCGGATTGTTCTTAAAGGAGACAGTTCCGCTATCTGGATCAATCATTGCACCCGCAAGATCCGTAGTTAGCTTGTTTACAGGCAAAGCGCGCTGGCTAACCAGCATTTGACCAGCCGCCTTAGCAACAACCGCTCGGTACATGGTGCCAAATGCAGTCTGCACACCACTGGTGGGGTTCGTCATTGCCTTATTGATCTGCTCGTCAAGGAACTGTAGACCACTTGCGCTATCTACACGACCCTTTTCGGCAATCAAGTCTTGCACTGGCGACAGGCCATCAATGATTGTCTTAGCAAACTGTGCCACCTTGCCTGGAACATCACCAGCATTGAATGGTTGGATGACCAATGGCTTAAAGTCATCGCCCATCAAAGCATCTTTGCTATACGACAAGTAGCGAAGACCCTGACCAACCTCACGCATGGTTGCGCGCTCGTTGATTGTGCCCTGCGGAATAAGCATCACGCCGTAACGGTCCATTGTGCGGATGTTGTTGAACAAACTCTTGAGGAGTCGCTCCATCTCGCGCACAATTCCAAACATTAGGTCAAACAAACCGGCACCATGGAAGGTTCCGTTGTCCATAAAGCGAGCAAAACCAATTGGGCAATACGCTTCAACGCGGCTCAGGTCTTGATCGTCAATGACAACGTCACCACTTGAAACAATGTAGCGGCTGACAGTACCCCGTTCGCCATTGATCCAAGTCTCTCGGATCTTTGCGACCTGTTGGGTGTCCGAATCCTCAATATTGCCGCGGACCCCACCCTGAGCCATGGTAGAAACAAAGTAACCAGTACCGTTCCACGGCGCGTCCTGCGACTCTTCCATCTGATGACCGTACTGCCAACGCCATACGTTCATTTCTTCAATATTGCTTTCAATCTTGCCAGTTCCGTACTTGTCCTTGAGGAAATTAAGTGGAACAAGGCGCTGACGAATCATGCCACGAACCTTTGTATGGTCGTGTCCCAGTGATGGGAACGGCATCAATTCTTTCGGGTGGATGACTTCAAGATCGGCAGTAAGACCAACAGTAGGAGAATCAACCATATGACCCGTAATACCGCAGGAACCCAGAAGAGCATAGAGGTAGTTGAAATCTCGCTGAACTTGGACAAGCTGTTGATCACTGACGACTGCATCTGCAATTAACTGCGCTATTGAACGCTCACGAAGACCAGCAAGAGAGAAACCCTGCCGCAGTGCGCGCGGGTGAAGATTCATTGTGTTCAGTCGAGCGGTTGTCTTGTCTACAATTGACAACAGTTCACTCGACTGAAACTCCATGTTGCCTTCCTCATCAAGATAATGAGGAGTGATGCGGCCAGTCCGCGGGTCAAAGACATCAAAGCGGCGAAAACCATTGAGGTAGTACCACGCCAGCAACCATAGGGTGCGGCGATAGGTGAGCTTAAGCATCTCACGGGATACGTGAGCGTCAATGATCTTGCCAAGCGTTCTTGGATCTTTGGGAAGGTTTACTCCGTCACTTGCCATTTGGGATTGCCTTCCTCATAACTTTAGTCCAGCCGGGAGGCATGTCTTCTAAGAGATCAACGCTTCCCATGTTCTTATTGATGAAAGCCAAATCGT